TATGGAAAAAGCGTAGGTTTTACAGATGCAGAGATGAGTAATGTCATCGATCATCGTCACGTATTAATGCTACGTAAAGCACAATTATATGATCAGTTACAAAAGAATAAACCTAATGTAACCAAAAAGGTAAACAGCGCACCTAAAATGGTGAAGTCTGGCAATAAGGTTGATCCAAGTAATCGTGATGTGCGAAAAAGAAACATGGCGAAATTAAAGCAATCTGGCAAAGTCAGAGATGCTGTCGCCTTATTTGAAAACTTTATTTAATTAAGGAAGTGAAAACATGGCAACATATCAAACCCATCAGGCAGTAGGTCAGAGAGAAGACCTAACTGATGTAATTTATAACATCTCTCCAACTGAAACACCATTTATGTCTACAGTTGCTAAATCTAAGGCAACTGGTGTTTACCATGAATGGCAAAAAGACTCTCTTGCTTCTGCTGATATAACTAACGCAGTAGTCGAGGGTGCTGATGCTTCAGATGCAACACTTACTCCAACAGTTCGTGTTGGTAACTACACTCAGATTTCACAAAAAACTATCAAAGTTGCTGGCACATTAGAGTCAGTTGATAAAGCAGGTAGAAAATCTGAAAAAGCATATCAATTAAGTAAAGCATCTGCTGAACTTAAACGAGATATGGAAAAAATCTTGTTATCAAACAAAACAGCAAGTGCAGGTTCATCATCTACAGCAAGAACTTTAGGTGGTTTACAAGCATGGTTAAACTCTAATGCTTCTTTAGGCACATCAGGAACTGCTGGTAATAACGGCACAACTGCTCGTGTTTCTGGAACAGATAGAACATTTACAGAAGCAATCTTAAAAGCAAACGTAAAATCAGTTTATGAAGCAGGTGGCGATCCATCAATTTTAATGGTGACACCAAGTGCTAAACAAACAGTATCTACATTTGCTGGTATTGCTGGTCAGCGTTACATGGCACCGTCTAATAGTGCAACAACTATTATTGGTTCTGCTGACGTTTACTTATCAGATTTCGGCACATTGAATGTTGTTCCTAACAGATTCATGACTGCTGACGTTTCTGGTAACGTAGGCACAGGTGGTGCTGGTCAAGACGATGGTGAAGTAGCATTTGTTCTTGATCCAGAATATGCATCAGTTGCATACTTACGTCCTTTCGCTACAAACGAATTAGCGAAAACTGGTGACAGTGAGAAAACACAACTTTTAGTTGAATACACACTAGAAGTTAAAAACGAATCAGCACACGGCATTATTGCTGACATCGCTGAGTAATATGGATAACTCCCCTCTTCGGAGGGGATTACCCTTTTAGGATTTTCATGGCAAAAATTATTTCAAAAGATAATATAAGAACACAAACAGCACACAATGCAGATAATGGAGACATTGTGATTGCAACAACTCAAGATGTAACAGACATCGTTGAACAAAATAAAAAAGAATATAACCAATCATCAACTACTTGGGGTGGAGATATATTTGATAATAAGATTGCATCAATCCCTTTAACAGTAATAGATGATTTAAACAAAGCAGGCATCATGCGTGGATTTGCAGTAATAGATCAAAAAAAATTCAGAGCATGGTTAAACAACCCAGACAACAGATTTTTTAGAACAAAACAAGGTAGAGTATAATGGCATTCACTAATTACTCAGCATTAAAAACAAAAATTGCTGAATATCTTGCTCGAACAGACTTAGATGCGCAGATACCTGACTTCATTCGTCTTGCAGAAGAAAGATTACGTAGAGAATTACGTATCAGACAAATGTTAAAAGTTGCTACTGCATCAACAACAGCAAGTGATTCTACAGTGTCATTGCCAGCAGACTTTCTTGCAATGAAAGAAATGCATTTAGATACAACACCTGTATCTACATTAACATTTCAAACAACATCAAACTTCTTTAAAAATGCAAGAGTAACAGATTCTGGCAAACCAGTTCATTACACATTGTTAGGTAGTGAGTTTCAGTTTGCTCCAATTCCTGATGCAGTTTATACCATTCGCATGGTGTATTACTATAAACCTGATCTTTTATCAGATAGTAATACATCTAACTTATTCTTAGCAAATTGCCCAGATTTACTTTTATATGGTGCATTAGCAGAAGCAGAACCTTATCTAATGAATGATGAGAGGTTAGCAACATGGGCGCAGTTGTATGAAAGAGGATTGCAAGCACTAAGAACAAGTGATGATGATAGCGAATATCCATCAGCACCAATGGTAATATCATTAACAAAATAAGGAAATATTATGGCAGAATTTAGTAATTATTTAGAGAACGCAATTATTAATGCTGTTCTCCGTAACACAACATATACATCACCAGCAACAGTGTATGTGTCTTTATATACAAGTGACCCAACAGATGCAGATTCTGGTACAGAAGTATCAGGTGGTTCATATGCAAGAACAGCAGTGACAATGGGTGCGCCTTCTAATGGTGTATCTACAAACTCTGCTGATGTGACATTCCCAACTTGTACTGCTTCTTGGGGATCAGTAACTCATATCGGTATTCATGATGCTTCTACTGGTGGTAACTTATTATTCCACACACCACTCGACACTACTAAAACAATCGACTCTGGTGACATCTTCAAGATTACAACTGGAAACTTATCAGTTACATTAGCGTAAGGATAAATAATGGCATTAGTCGTTAAGGATAGAGTACAGGAAACTACTACGACCACAGGCACAGGTACAGTCACGCTTGCAGGTGCAGTCACAGGTTTCCAAGACTTTAGTGCAATCGGTGATGGTAATACTTGTTATTACGCAATTACATCTGGTAGTGATTGGGAAGTTGGTCTTGGTACATATACAGCATCAGGCACAACTTTATCTCGTGATACCATACTAGAGTCTAGCAACGCAGGTAGTGCTATTACGCTATCAGGCACAAGCAATGTATTCGTTACATATCCTGCTGAAAAATCAGGACATAAAGATGCAACCAATACACTTTATGCTGAACAAGTAGGTGCTAGTAACGGAATCTTTGTAAACTCTACAACAGTATCAGCTAACTTTACTGTGCCTAACAACTATCATGCTTTATCTGTTGGACCAGTAACTGTAAATGGTGGAGTGAGTGTCACAGTCCCATCAGGTTCTAATTGGAAGGTCGTATAATGGCAACAACAATCAATGCAAACAATACAGATGGTGTAGTCATTACACCAGACACAAGCGGTGAAATAGAACTACAAGCAAATGGTGTCACCAAAGCTAAAGTCACAGCAAATGGTCTACAAGATGCTAATGGCAATTCTCTTCGTGGTGGTATGTATCGTAACCTCATTATCAATGGTGATATGAGGATTGACCAAAGGAATGCTGGTAGTAGCATTACACCAGCAAATAATGAACACTGTTTGGATAGATATAGAAATATTATTACTCAATCTTCTAAATATTCTGTACAACAGGTGAGTGATGCTCCATCAGGTTTTACTAACTCATTAAAAGTAACATCATTGTCTTCATACTCTATTACTTCTGGAGATATTTTTGCAATAGCACAAAGAATAGAAGGGTACAATATTGCTCATTTAGACTGGGGAACTGCTAATGCCAAAACTGTAACTTTGTCATTTTGGGTTAAGTCATCATTAACAGGAACTTTTGGTGGTGCTTTTAGAAATGAAGTTCCAAACAGAGATTATCCATTTTCTTATACAATTAATACAGCTAACACATGGGAAAAGAAAACAATTACAATTGCTGGAGATACAACAGGTACTTGGTTAACTAATGGAATAGGAATTAGATTATCATTTGGTTTTGGAGTAGGTGCTACATATAGTGGCACTGCTGGGGTATGGGCAAGTAGCAATATAGTATCATCTACAGGAGCAACATCAGTAGTAGGCACATCAGGGGCAACATGGCAAATCACAGGACTACAACTAGAAGTCGGTGAAGGTGCTAGTGACTTTGAACATTTACCTTATGATGTACAGTTGCAGAGATGTCAGAGGTATTGTTATGTTATTGGTGGAACAGCGTATGCTAATTTTGCTAGTGGAGTTTTTGCTACGACTGTTGATTTTCAATGTCCAGTAACACTTGCAACTACCATGAGAGCAACACCTAGTTTATCTACATCTGGAAATTTTGAGGTGTTTTCTACAAGCGGTTTATCAGCATCTAGTTTGAATATTGGTCCTTCAGAATCCACTAATCAAGTTGCAAAAATTGGATTAAATGTGAGTGGTGCAACCGCTGGTCGAGCTGGAACATTAAGAGCAAGTGCTGATTCAACAGCTAGATTAATATTTACTGCGGAGTTATAACATGGCAAAGTATAAATTTGTAAGAAACCATGAGGTTGAAGCGTTAGTTAGGATTGACGATAATACATCAATACCATTTGACCCAGCTAACACAGACTACCAAGAATACCTAGAATGGTTATCTGAAGGAAATACCCCAGAGGAAGCAGAATAATGGCATCTATAAAACTTAAAGGCGATACATCAGGTGAAGTTACCATATCAGCACCTGCCGTTGCAGGAACAACTACACTAGAACTACCTACTACATCTAGCACACTAGCAACACAAAATGCTTTAGGTGTACGCAATCTTATCATCAATGGTGACATGAGGATAGCACAGAGGGAAACAAGTGCTAGTGGAATAACTTCAGGCGGATATTATACTGTTGATAGATGGCAAACAAATACTGGAACAGGTGGAACTTGGACACAATCACAAGACTCTGATGTACCTAGCGGTCAAGGATTTGGTAACAGTTTAAAATATAGCTGTACTACAGCAAATGCTAGTTTAAGTGCTGGTAGTAATCTTAATTTATGCCATAGATTTGAAGGTCAAATGTTACAACACCTTAAAAAAGGTACAGCAAATGCTGAATCTGTAACTGTATCTTTTTGGGTGAAGTCTAACAAAACTGGCACTTATGTATTTGAATTATGGGATAGAGATAATGATAGACATATAGCAAATACTTACACTATAAATTCTGCTAATACTTGGGAAAAGAAAACCACAACATTTTCTGGAGATACATCTGGTGCATTTGGTAATGACAATGCAAAATCATTAGAAGCAAACTGGTGGTTAGTAGCTGGAACAAATTATACATCTGGAACTTCTCCAACAACATGGACAGGAAGAGCAGATGCTAATCGTGCTGTTGGTCATGCAGTCAACCTAGCAGACTCCACCTCTAACTACATTAACATCACAGGTGTCCAATTGGAAGTAGGTGATACAGCTACACCATTTGAACACAGACCATACGATATGGAATTAGCAAGATGTCAGAGGTATTTCTCTACAAGTTACGGTAATAACCCAGTAGGCACAAACACATGGGACGGAACTATTGCTGGTAGAAATTATGATACATCAACTAGGGGTGAGCATTCAATTAATATACATTATCCAGTTCAAATGAGAGCATTGCCAACATTGACTGCATATAGTAAAGCTGGAACAAGTGGCAAGGGAGTTCAAGGTTCAACAAGTGTTGACGCTTCTACAGTGGAAAGAACTTGCACTTTAAAAGGAAGTTCAACAATTTTAAGAGCAGCACTTCTGACAACCGATTCAGCTGCATTTTTACAATTTCATTACACAGCAGATGCGGAGTTATAATTATGTATCAATATATAAACAATGAAGAAGGTAATATTGTTCAAGGAATAATTAGAAGAATATCAGATGGTGCAACCATACCATTTGACGAAGCAAATACAGACTACCAAGAATACCTAGAATGGTTAGCAGAAGGTAACACACCAGAGGAGGCAGAATGAGCGTAACAATTAATGGCATAGGTTTTGTAGAAAACAGCATCACACTAGATACTGACTACACACTAGCAGACAATCGCAATGCTATGACTGCTGGTCCTGTCACTGTAGCAGATGGTATTGTTATTACCATCGGTGATGGTTCTACATGGAGTGTAGTATGACAACACAGATAAAAGGAAATGATACAAGTACATTTGGTGGTGCTATTACTGCTAACAATGTAGGTGCTGGTAATGTATTACAAGTAGTTCAATCACAAATTGCAACTACACAAAGCACAACTAGCACATCCAATGTAGCTTCTGGACTTCAAGCATCTATCACACCAAGTTCTACATCAAGTAAAATATTAATAATGTTAAATGGTGGAAATGCTTGGAATAATACAGATTCAAGAAATGTTTTAGTTACTTTTTACAAAAATGGTTCAGCAGTAGAATCTGGTCCTCATGCTATAATTCAAAACACAAGTGGAACAAACTCCTTTAAATCAAGTTGGAGTGCTTGTTATTTAGACTCACCTTCAACAACATCTTCTATTACTTATGAACCATATTATAAAGTTAATGTTGGAACTGGGTATTTTAACGAAGCAACAGTAAGAATAATGCTGACACTTATGGAGATAGCTGGATAATGAATAAACATGAAGCAATATATAAACTATACCCACAAGTTAAAGTTATTCGTGGTGATGTAGCATACGATGCAGATGGCAACGAAGTTGTATATGATGAAAACGCAGTTATCGTTGAAATGGATAAAGTAGCATATATAGACAAACGAGTTGCAGAATATCCACCGATTGGTGACCAACTCGATGCACTATTTCATGCAGGTGTATTCCCACAAGAAATGGCAGATAAAATACAAGCAGTTAAAAACAAATATCCTAAAGGTTCAGAATGAGTACAGTAAAATCAAAGAAACTACAAGTCGGAACAGATGCTACCTCTAGCAATAACTTTACCATCTATCAACCAGCAGTACCTGATGGTACATTAAGGATTGGTGTAGGTAATGCAGATAGTCCTACAGAGGTAGGTAGGTTTAATAGTAGTGGTTATGTAGCAACTAATGCACCAGCATTTAGTGCTTATAATAATGGCACACAATCTGTAAGTGCAAGTACAGATACTAAAGTAGTATTTGACCATGAAAACTTTGATACTAATTCTAATTATGATAATGCCACTAATTATAGATTTACTCCGACAGTAGCTGGGTATTATCAATTTAACACTAATGTATATGTAGCTAATTTTGGTGGAAGTTGGATGAGGATATATATTATGAAGAATGGTTCAGCTAATACAGAGTTTGATAGAACTATTACTGCTGGACAAACAACACTTAATGGTTCTTGTATTTTGTATGCTAATGGCACAACAGATTACTTTGAAATATATATTAGATGTCAAGGTGGAACAACAGTTCAAGTAGGAGCAAATGATGCTAACTTAATGACATTTAACGCAACATTAGTAAGAGCATCATAATTTAACAAGGAGAAAAACAATGGCACCACTATACGAAAAGATAACAACACTTTATACAGAACTAACAGATGCAGACTTTGCACCTGATACAGGTACAATCATGCTTCAGAATGACAGCGATGGCAGAGGTGACTACATCAAAGAATGGAATCACTCAACATTAGCTAAACCTACACAGGAACAATTAGACGGAGTTCAGTAATGACCATTAGTATAAAACCCACAGCATCTGGTTCAACAATAGAGCAAGATGGTAGCACGATATTAACAGTAGATGGTAGTGGGAATATTACTACTGCATACAATTTAAGTGTATCTGGTACTGTTTCTTCTACAGGTGATGTTGTATTTGACACAGATACATTGTATGTAGATGTTACTAATAACAGAGTAGGTGTTGGTACTAGCAGTCCTAGTGCAACACTCCATGTTTTTGGTGGTCAGTCTTATGTTACTGGTTCTTCTGGTGCTGGTGCTTATACTCGTTGGTACAATAATGCACAAACTTCTAGTGATTTGCAAATAGGGCAAGGTTGGTCTAGTGGTTCTGATAATGTTGGTTTTGTATTAAATAATGCCAATGCTGATTTGTTATTTGGCACTAACGGTTCAGAACGCATGCGTATAGACTCTAGTGGTAATTTGTTGGTGGGTACTACAAGTGGTTATGATGGCGGAAGTGGACATACTTTCAAAAGTCCAACAAATCACTTTATTACTACTTGGAGAACTACAACCAGCACAGGTAATTATATTCACGGTTTTGTTTCAGATGTAGGTGGAGTAGGAACTGCAAAATACGCTATTTATGCAAATGGAACTGCTGGTGCTATATCTGATGAAAATTATAAAAAGAATATAG